GGATAAAGTGTTGTATCGAATGTATTTAAATCAGTATTATCTCGATACTCACTAATGTTTTCCCAAAAGTAACTCTGGAATGTATCATCACCTTGTATATAGAACTTACCAGTACCTATAGATATTAGGTCAGTATGCCAAGGCATGATAACGTAATCAAACCTTACACCCCCATAGTTGCCGTAGTTATTATTAGTTGCAGTGAAATCAAAAGAGTTACAACACAGTCCGTCATATACAAGTCCACTTCCTGGAATCTGGTTAGGATTCATAAAACCAATTACGCCATTAGCAAACATAAATGACGTAACGTAGTTGTTACCGTAGAATGGAAAGGTAAAATCTAGAGGTACTTCAACCCATTGGTCATCGCCAATAGTAACTTCTTCTTTTTCTGGGTCAGCATTACTTGGCGAGGAGAGCCATAAGAACGACAGCAATAAGACCGTTAGCAAACTTTTCAAGCCATTCTCCTCTATTCGTTGTTTTTACTACTTCTTTTATAGGTTGTTGTTTAGGGTTGACTTTCCAGGCTGCAGCAGCCTCATCACCTATTAATCCATTGATTGGGCATGGTGTACCAGCTTTAAGCATCGCATCATACGTACGCCAATCTTGACACATAACTGCAACTGCAGCTACTTTCATACCCATGTCATAGAGTTTTGATGCTATTTTAAGTCTTTCACAATTTTGATCTCGATACATCTGTCCTGTTGATATACCTAATATCTGAGTTTGTACACTGCCTGACCAGCCAATAGCACATAAGTCTGAATTACTTGAATTCATAGAGGGAGATATTGCAGATGGAGGATTAGTTCTAACTCTACTAGTAGAATCAGTTTTAGTAGTAACTTCACTACTACTTGTAGAGTTAGTTACAATTGGATCAGCTGCTTTTACTACTGTTGGTATAACTAGAGTAACCCAGAAAATAGCTACTATAAATCCTGCTATGACATTATTCCTAGCTCTATTTGTCATTAGCCTGTAGGTTCTGCGTTAGTAATTTGTGTATTAATATTACCTGTACCTGTAGCATTAAGTGCTGTAACTTGTGTTGAAGCTACACCTGCTGTGCTAATATTAATTGCCCATGCATCTAATATTGTCTTAAGATATTTTTGATCAGCATTCCATTTAAAACCTTTTGCTTGTTCACCATACAAAGTGATTTGTTTACCTAATATACTGTTAGCATTAGGTGTAGTATTAGTACTTTGAAGTGTTTGCCCAAACTCAGTAACTTTCTTTTGAGCTAATAATTCAACTTCAGCATTTGTTTTTTCTTGACCAAGTGCATAACTAACTGAAGCTTGTAAAGCACTTTGTATAGCTCCTAAATACACAGTAGCAAAATCAGTTCCTGTTATTCTACCTAATTGAAATTGTGCTTCTAAATGAGCAGTAACAGATTCCATTAAATCATCAAATACACCAGTACCTGTAATTACATTATTAGTATTTGTTACTGAACTACCTTGTGTTAGTGATGCATTTGTTAGTGCCATAATATTATCCTACTGATCCTGTTGCTTTTTGTTTAACACGTAACTTGTCAATTTCTTCTGGTGTTAATGGAGGTAATACTTCAACATTGTATGCTTTAATATTTTTAGGTTCCATAACTTCTTGACCATTACGAGTTGTTCTTGCGAAGATTTGACATTCTGCTGATTTAAGATGATTATATAAAATCTTAGGTATATGCCAACCTTCATCATTGTTATACGGAATATATTTTTTAACAGCTTGACCATCATTAATAACATTACTACCTACTGTAAATATATCACCTACAGCATCTATTTTTAATGGGTCATTTGGTCTAACGACAACCCTAATTAAACTTAATCCTTCTGCAGCTTGTAAACCTTCTAACTCAACACCATTGTACGTATAGTTATCTACCATATCATCAGTAAGAATAGTAACTCCCATTTCAGCAGCTATCTCTTCATCTGTTTTAGTAGTTGATTGTTGTGTATTCATAGTAATATTTATTTCATCGCTATTATTAATACTTTCTAGTGCTTGCACTAATTTTTCTCTTTTACTATTAAAGTGCATGTTTACACCGTGATTACGTAACTCATCACTAATTTGTTTGGATGTCATTTCTTGTATATTCATAATATCTCCTATATTAAGTCTTCCCCACATACGTAGTATGTGAGGAAGACAAGCTTAATTAAGCTTTTTTACACCAAATGATTCCTAGACGCTCAGGACGTAAAGCCATGAACCCATAGTACCACTTGATTGAGTAAAAACCCTTTTCACCGTAAGGGTCGTTCACGTCAGCAGTCTCTTTACCTGGCTTCTTGTGAGTAGTAGTGAATTTCAAAGTCTTACCATCAGTTTGGAAACCGATAGTAGTAAATGAACCATCACCTACACAAAGCATAGGGTAAATGTCTGCAGCAGATGCACCTGCACCTGAATCATATTGCATTTCAGGAACTACAACAAAACGGAACTGGTCTACTGAACCAATCTCACCGTTAAGGATTGTAGAAGCGTCAGCATACTTTTCTACACCAACAAATCCTGAACCAACACCTGAACCAGATATATCAGTCATCTTACGTACCATTGGAATCAAATCTGGACCAATGTACATAACACGTCCACCGTTAACAGTTTTAGTATCTGTCATACGAGAACCTGAAATAATCTTAGTTTGCTTAGGTGTCTTGTTGTTATCTAGCGCAATAGACAATGTCATCAAGTCATTGTAAGTTGCTACAGCATTAACGTTAGCTTTTGCTGCTCCACCAATGAAATAAGCAGTACCACTAGAACTAGCAGTATTGATTAGATCTTTTTGCAATTGTGCTTCAGTCATTTCTGTAGCACCAACCATCATTTCTTCAGTGATGTGTGACATCAACTCTGAGTCTGAATCAAAGTCTAGAGACTCTTGAGTGTACTCAGTGAAGAAACCTTGCTTGATAAGTGAACCAGTAATTTGTGTACGCTTGAAACCTACACGGTTAACTCTTCCACCATTCTCAGTCAATGCAGGAAGACGATCAGCAATTACACCAACGTCTTTTGATGAACCATAAAGGTTACCATACATTTGCTTAGTACTACCACCAGTACCAGCTGCAGTAGTTGCATTACCCTGAGTTGCATAAAAACCAGCATGAGTTGCAGTTGCTGCTGTCCAACCAGTACCACCTGATTGTAACGCACCTGCAGCATTCCAAGCCATGAACTTAGTACTAGTTTGAATCAGACCGTCAGCATCAATACCTTGGTCTGTTGTATTCAAATCATCTAGTAATGGTTGATATACATCTTGCTTAATTGTCTTACCGTGATGCTTAGGCATAGCCCTAACATCTGCCAATGGCATAAAGTACTGAATATCACGTACTTTAATGAGCGCTTTCTTAAAATAAAAGTCAGTGCGCGCCTGTGCACCTACATTACTGGCGCCATTTGCGCCTGTGCCGTATTCTAAAGCCATATTATTCTCCTATAGCTGTATTAAAAGAGAAAGACTATACATCGGCTAATTTCATAAATTCTTCATCAGTCATACCTAAGTAATTAGCTGATGTAGATTCAGTTTTACCCGCAGTCTTTCTTGTTCCTGCCGCAGCTTTACGCTTTTGTTTTACAACAGCAGGGTCCTGTGCTTTAGTCTTCGGTACAGATGCAGGAGGAGGTCTAACAGATTCCTGTTGATTACTTAGTGCTCCTTGAGATTGTAGATGTTCAGCTACTTGTCTATAAGCGACAACATCAGGTACTTGTAGTCTTCCTAATGCTCTCTCAGTATCAACAACCGACTGTACTTTATCAAAAACTCCATTAAATACATGGTCGTTAATAATAGATATAATCTCAGGATTGTCAGATATTAAGTTTTTACTTTCGTTATCCCACTCTTTAGCTAAGATGTTTATTGTCTTATCAAAAGATGGAGTATCTCGAATATCATCAATTGCTTGATTAATTTTAAACTCTTTATCTGATACACCGTAATTATTAGGTTTATATGTTACTTCCTCATCAGTATCTATATCTAACGGATCAATACCACTATCTTTTATAAGCTGAGCAATTGCTTTAGGGTCTTTTTTAGAAAGGTCGATTAGATTGTTAAGTTTATTTTGGTCTAACAATCCTTCTTTTTCTAAAGTACTTACTACCTTAAGATTAGGACTTAATGTCTTCATCTTATTATGATAGTCAGCGCCTTTTTGCATTAAAGATATTGCATCGTCAATGTTATCGACTTGCATCATCCGCTTGCTAGCTTTAAATGGTGCCATTATCCGTTTATATGCCGCTTCATAATCAATTTCAGCTTGAGAAGTATCCTTCTTTTGTTTAGCTTCATTGGTATCTTCAGTAGCATCTGTATCTTCAGACTCTAACTCTACAGTATCTTCTAATGTTTCGTCTTCTAGTTGAGTATCCTCATCTAGGTCAGCTACTTCATCTTCTAATA